CTAGCAGGGCAGTATGTAAAGAAAGGCTCGAAGCTGTACATAGAAGGCAAGATTACTACCAGTTCATACGAGAAAGACGGTGAAAAGCGTTATAGCACCGAAATCATCGCTAACTCTATGCAGTTTTTAGATTCTAAACCGCAGCAGTCAGCACCGCAGCCGCAACATAAACCTGCGCAGCCAGATAATCCTTTTGGTAGTGACTTTGACGATGACATTCCGTTTTAGATAAAAAAAGCCCGACTAGGTAGGAAAAAGCAAAATCCTAGTCGGGCTTCAACTTCTTTTCAAGGAGAAGGCACACAGCTGCAACACCATGTGACCCAAACATACCAACAAGGAATAGAAAATGCAAACAGCAAATATCGGCGCAAGTATAATCGAAGCGCAACACATTAAAAGAATGACCACAGTAGACCTAGCTAAAAAGCTAAACGAATCGCGTCAGGCTGTTTACTACACGCGCAGACAGAAGTCGGCATCAATCCATAAGGTTCAGCAACTGGCAGAAATTTTTGGCTACACGGTAGACGAATTTATAGCTATTGGAGTTACAGATGCGTAGCAGTGACTCAGCAGAAAAAGATGACGCCAGAAAGCTATTAGAGCGTGATATAAAACGCTACTTAGAGGTCGGCGGTAAAATCGAAGTGTTACGAGGGCAGACTTTCTCAGATACCGTAGACCCCGAATGGGGCAGACAGAGCGAGTTTAGAAGTCGCATGGGTGAAAATAGGACTAAAAAATGAGTGATAACCGTTTCCATATAAACTCAGCAGAAAGCCTAGAAGAGTTTACTCAGCTAATTATTGAAGAATGGAAGCGCGACAAGTTTGTTACCGTACAGTGGAAAAAGGGCAAGAGGCGCACCAATGCTCAAAATAGCGCCTTAGCGGTCTACTGCCGTCATTTAGCAGAAGCCCTTAACGATGCGGGTTATGATATGAAGCGCACCCTGAAGCAAGAAATAGAAATCCCATGGACAGAAGACAAAGTGCGCGAGTTCTTGTGGAAACCTATACAGCTAATCGTAATTAACAAAGAGTCTACGACTGAAGCTAATACAGACGAGTATTCTAAGGTCTACGATGTTCTAAACAGACAGATAGCCACCAAGTTTGGCGTAAGCGTACCGTTCCCATCACGAGAAACCTATGAAACTAAAGATTGAGATAGACGAAAGCGAAGCCGAAGAAATTATGGAACTAGCTCGTGATTTAACAGATGTCGTTGAAGCATTAAGAAAACAGGTCAAAGAATTAAAAAGGCTATGCAATGAACAGAAAACAATGTCTTGAGACCATACAGCTATTGGCTCGCATCACAGCGGCAGACGATAACGGCTATGTTCAGTGCGTATCTTGCGGAGTTATAAAACACTACAGAGATGGAATGCAGGGCGGTCACTATATTCCAAAAGGCAGCAGTTCTTACTGGGCGCTAGAGATTGAGAATGTCCACCCGCAGTGTGTCGGCTGTAATATCTTTGGAATGAAGAGTGGCGCGGCAGCGCAGGAGTACACTCTCTGGATGGAAGATATGTATGGGCGCGAGTTCGTGCAAGAAATGCTAGAGAAACGCCGTAACCCAGTTAAATTGTACAAAAAAGACTACGAAGAAATGTATAAGGAGTGGTCTGAGTTAATCAAATACCATCAAAACCGAATAGGAGAATGTTGATGCGACCAACTCACGCTGTAGTAAATGGCAAGACTATACAACTATTAACCAGTATAGAACTGGAAGAATTTAGTTATAAGTTAAAAGAATTTAAAGGTGATGACTATAGAGGCATTCTGACCCTAATGATTTTCTATAACCTGTTCGATGATTTTTTAGACTCAGATGAACAGATTTGGGAAAAGTACAAAGTTTTTATGAACACAACAAACGAAATGAGCAGAGAAAGCGAAACCACACACTAGGAGAAAGCAATGGAAGATTTAATGCAACCAATGAGCCAAGCAGAATTACAGGCTTGGATATTAACTGGCGCAAATGAACTACCTAAAGAATCAGCAGAGTTACGCGCAGTTGGCACTCTAATCAAAATGATAAACGAATCAGCAGAATTTTTTGCAGCGCACCCAGAGTGTGCCGAAAAGTATTCGACTTATTTTGAATCTAAGAATAAGGAGTTTAACCATGGATGAGTTAATTGATAAGTGTACGCAGTGGAGTAAAGACAGAGGCATTATTCAATACGGCTCTACGGAATCACAGTGCCTAAAACTTGTTTCAGAGGTTGGCGAGTTATCTGACAACATCGCCAAGGGCAGGGATGTTTACGATGATATAGGAGACTGTCTAGTGGTTCTGAATAACTTAGCGGTTATGCACAACACAAGCCTAGAAGAGTGCTTAGCGTTTGCTTACGAGGATATTAAAGACCGTAAAGGAATGATGCAGCCCAACGGTATATTTATTAAGGAGACAGATATATGAGCAACAAAGATATACAGGTCGGAGGGAGTCATTACAAGGACATGAAGATACAGCCGCTAGACTATATCGTTGAGAATGAAATACCGTACAGGGAGGCGAATGTTATTAAGTATGTTTCGAGGTATAAAGCCAAAAACGGAATAGAAGATTTGCGTAAAGCGCGGCACTATTTAGACCTTCTTATAGAATCTATGGTTAATCAGGAATAGTATTCGCCGCTCTCTATCATGTCGCACAACTCAACTGCTCGGCTACCAACTTGTTCAGCCCAACGAGAGTCCATAAATTCAAAAGAAGCCTTAGCGTAATCTTCATTAGCCATTGCTGCTAAGGCTTTCTTGAATGTAAGCAGCCTGGTTATTCCTAGATTAAAACCGATGTCTATCATCGCGTCTCTTCGGGCATTATCTAAGTCAGAAAACCAATCAAAGTTGCTTTCTAGCTCAGTAATTACTCGCTCTAGGTCATTCATGAGTAAAAAGTCTATTTCTTTACTCGTTAAACCCATGCTTTCTAGGTTACGACCAACACCAATAGTTTTAATCCCAAGTGAATCTTCGTAGACATATTTTTTAACGCCTTCGTGCCGCTTAATCATTTCTATCAGTTTAGCCATATTATTTCTTTTTGAATAATCCTGTCGCATTGAACAAAGCTATTACCGCCCTAACAATATCATGGGCAACTGGTTGCAGCTTATCAAACTCTTCATCTATATCATCAGCTTTTTCAATAGCCGCTTTGAGCATGATGTCAAAAGCAGCAAGTTTTTCTTTACCTGCGCCATCGTCAGGAATTGTTTCTTCAATTAGCTTTACAATATCTACAACCATAACCCACAGTTTTTTAACCCAACTTAAATAAGTAAAAATATTCATAACTTACACTCCAATGTTAATAGGATGGCTTCAACGCCATAGATGTTAGGTATTACATCAACCCAGTGCGGATTAGCCATTACAGGTTTAACGCCTAAATCACATCCCGACTTTTTCAGATGTTGATAGTGTGAGCAACCAGTTAACAAGAGCAAGAATACCAACAGCAACAGAGTCCACAGTTTGCTCATCCACTGGTATTGCATAACCAAACGCCTCTGCTGCTTGAATGCCCGCCCAGAATGCCCCTGTGAGCGCCGTAGCGGTGATTTGGCGGCTTTTCCACTTAGCAGGGTCTGATACTGCCTTACCTTTTTTTAATAACGTATAGGCTGCTTTTGCGCGTCTAATCATCGTCTTCATCCTCTAGCAGATTGAAACAAAGTGATGATTTATAAGTTTCCATTAAGCCAATTAAGACTATAGGACTTACGCCAAGTTCAATTTGTGATTCAGCCCAATTTCCTAGCTCTTCTAGTGCATTTTCTATGAGCCTATCATTGCGAACATCTGGAAACTCAATTGTAGTCATCCTATATACCTAAACGCTGCGCCGATTGCCGCTGCTAACACTAGCCAGACTATTCGCTCAGCTGATTTACCTTTAATGACGCTTTCGGATAATCGGTCTACCTTTTCATCCATCGCGTCTACTTTAGTCTCAATATGGGACTGCCGATTAAAGACAGTGACAAGGCGCTCTTCAACACGAGCCAAAGAAATAATTGCCTCCTGCAATCCATCTATTTTTGCTTCTACTCGGCTCAATCGGTCTTCCATTTTCATACCTATAGCGTCAGGTCAGGGACTTTGCGCAATTCCCTGATTTGATAAACATGACGGATAGCCTCACCGCCTTCTTTGTGAAAAACAATTTGGTGCATAACGCTAGCCGCACCGTACCCTGCACCTGCGTGCCAGGAATCTGGTGGTGCTAATGTGCCAAAGGCTTCCACGAAAACGCCGTTATCTGTCTCTATGGCGTTCTGATGGTGAATATGACCGACTAACCACTTACGGTAATTAGTTGAAGACCATTGCTCAGGAAGCATCTTGGGTAATATCGCGCCAAGTTTAACAGCTTTAACTTTATCACCGTGGTGTACCGCTAGCAGATTATTGCCAAACTGTAGAGTATGGAAAAAACCATGTGGGTCTAAGATAGTAACTCGTGGCTCTTTTGAGTAATAAAACTTTAAGATTAACGCGAGCGCGATTGCAGTATCTGAGTCGTGGTTACCTCTAGCCATCACAACAACGCAACTCTTATGTTTCGTAAGCAACTTATCTATTGCAAATAGGAACGTCTGAGCGGCTATTTCTAGCACTACCTCGATGCGCGTATCTACGTCTAGCTTAGTTCCTGCAAAAGTCGTACCGCCTGAGCCATTGGCGTGGATAAAATCACCGACATTAACCAATAAGCATTTTTCAGAGGGAGGCGCTAAATCAACTAAGTAATCAATCGCATCTAACATATCACCAGATGATATTTTAGTATCGTAATCACGAGCCTTAGTTTCTCTTGCGTCAGCCCTCATCCCAAAATGTGCGTCACCAATTACAATCGTAGGCAACAGGTCATCAGCAAACTTCTTCTGCTTTGGTTTTGCTTTTGGCTTGTATTTTGGTAAATCTTTGGTAAGACCTTCAACAAACGCTTTGATTGCTTCATCGCGTTTTGCCTCAGTCATTGTGCGCTTAGTTTTTAACCAAGCCTTATTACCTTCATCATCCGAAGTGTAGATAGACCGACCAATGACTATTTCGCCTTC